GGGTTTCCAAGTCCAATGTCTTGTTATTCCAGCTTCAGGCATCGGTGCTTGGCATCAAAGAAAAAGAGTCTGGATCTTGGCTTCAAACTCCAACAACACAAGATGCAAGGATAGGACCGAACAATATAGGAGGCAACCAGCACAGAATCAAGAGAGGCTCAATAGCACTAGCAGACCAAATTTTATTTCCGACTCCAACAACTATGGATCACATAGATCGAAAGGGAATGAGACCATCGAGAGCAGCGACCAACAGAAAGACAGGGTATTTGTCAGAGATGATAAAGATGTATCCGACACCAAGAGCCGCCGATATAGAGGGAGGAGCAGTCAAGGATGTGAAAATAAAGAATGGTCATTTTTATCGAGAGAACAAGAAAGGCGAGAGATGGGGAGTGAAGTTGAGGGACGCAGTACAAACTTATCCAACTCCGAGGTCCAGGGATTACAAAGATTCAGTGATGTCAGTTCCTCCTTCAGTTCAGAAGGGGAGACAACCAACTTTAGGGGAGAAGATTGCGATAGAGAAAAAACAAATGGAGCCAGAGAAACTTGGTGGCAAACTCAATCCAGAATTTGTGGAGTTCCTAATGGGGTATCCTATGGGGTGGACAAAGATAGAGCCAAGCGAATAAAAGCTTTAGGTAATTCTATTGTCCCACAAATTGTAAGGCAGATAGGGTTAGCAATTAAGAAAGCAGAAAATGAATGATATTGATACAATACAAGTTATACGTAAACACATAAAAAAAGAAATAGATAGTGTTAAAGAACATCTCTGTTATGGTATAGACAGCCAGGAACAATTGCTCTATGCTAGAGGTAAGCTCAACGCATTGGAAGCGTTGCTTCAGGATCTGAAAGACCTGCAAAATAGAGAGGAAGTATATGACGACTTTAATCAAGCCAAAACGTTATCAAAAAAATGACGTTCAAGTTCCAAAGGGACCAAAAGAAACTGAGGAATATCTTAAAATAATACCAAAACCAGTTGGATACAGACTTTTAGTAAGGCCTTATGAGGGCAAAGAAAAAACTGAAGGTGGTGTATACATATCTGACACAACAAGAGACAACATACAAATGACTACTGTAGTTGGTTTAGTTATTAAGATGGGTGATCTATGTTACAAAGATAAAGATAAGTTTCCAACCGGACCTTGGTGTAAAGAGGGACAGTTTGTTGTCTATGGACGATATTCTGGAGCTCGATTCAAAACTAAGTACGGAGAACATCGTATATTAAATGATGATGAAATTATCGGTACTATTGCTAAACCCGAGGACATCCTCGCATTATTCTAAGGAGTAATTATGTCAGTAAATGAAAATGTAGAGTTAGACACTGATGGTTTACAAGATCAAAAACTAGCAGTGCCAGAACAACCTAAAGAAGAAAAATTAGAACAAGTTGAAGTAGATTTAGGTTACACTGATCACAGTAAAAACGAAACAAAAACAAAAGTAATAGAAAAAGAAGAAACTGAAAAAGACAATTTATCTGATGTATCAGATAATGTGCAAAAAAGAATTGATAAACTAACTAGAAAATTTAGAGAAGCTGAAAGAAGAGAAAAAGCTGCTTTAGATTATGCAAAAGGTTTACAAAACAAATATGCTGGTCTTGAAAAAAATTCAAAAATACAAGAAAAAACTTATATTGATGAGTTTGATGCAAGAGTAGATGCACAAAGAGAACAAGTAAAAGCAAAATTAAAAACAGCGATTGAAGATAATAATACTGATAAAATTATGGAAGCTAATGATGAGCTTACTCGTTTAGCAGTAGAAAAAGAAAAAGCAAGAATCAAAAAAACAGAGATTGAAGCAGAAACAAAACAAGAGCCTCAACAACAACCTCAGCAGGTACAGCAACCTGTCCCTAGACCTTCAGCCTCTGCTGAAGCTTGGGCGCAAAAAAATGAGTGGTTTGGTAATGATAGAGTTATGACATCAGCAGCTTATGCCATACACGAAGATTTAGTGTCACAGGGGTTTGACCCAGAGTCATCTGAGTATTATAATGAAATTGACAAAAGTATGCAGGAAAATTTTCCTCATAAATTTGCTAGTGAAAAGAAGCCCGTTCAAACTGTTGCTTCAGCTGGAAGAAAACAAGAAGGACGCAGAACAGTGACTCTCACCAAGTCACAGCAAGCAATTGCAAAAAAATTAGGGGTGCCACTAGAAGAATACGCTAAATACGTGAAGGAGTAAAATATGATAAAAGCAGAAAACAATAGAACCTCACGCGCGTCGCAAGAAAGAAAAGATAGACCAAAAGCTTGGACGCCTCCATCAAGTCTGGACGCACCTCCTGCACCGAAAGGATTTGTACACAGATGGATTAGAACCGAAGTAATGGGTCAAGAGGATACAGGTAATGTATCTAAAAAACTCAGAGAAGGTTGGGATTTCGTAAGAGCCGAAGAAATAAAAAATACTTTAGGTGATCACGATTATCCAGTAATTCATAAAGGACAATATCAGGGGTTAATAGGGGTTGGTGGCCTTGTGTTGGCAAGGATACCTGAAGAAATGGTCGAGCAACGCAAGAAGTATTTTCAAAATATTACTTCTGACCAAGTTAAAGCCGTTGATAACGATATTCTAAGGGAACAACGACCAGAGATGCCTGTCAATATTGATAGACAATCTCGTGTAACTTTTGGTGGTGGTCGTAAGTCCTAGACTAAAGACAACTGCCGTATTTGTTTAACAAGCCTATTTTTTTTACAAGGAGGTAAAACATGGCAAACGTAAGTGAAAAATTTGGTCTTAGACCATACAAGACACTTGGAGGACATGCATGGAATAACCAACAGAATAGGTACACTATATCAAACAACTACGGAACAGCAATTTTCCAAGGCGATTTAGTGATACCTGCAACTGATGGTGACATCGAAAGACATACTGCTGGAAACGGACAAGCTGTTTTAGGTGTGTTTAACGGATGTTTCTATACTGATCCTACAACAAAAAAACCAACATTTAGTAATTACTATCCTGGTAGCATCGCTGCTGATGATATTGTTGCTAATGTTATAGATGATCCACAAACTTTATTTTTAATCGATGCTGATGCAGCTTTTACTAGAGCTGGTTTGTTTACTAATTATTCAGTAACAAACGTGACTGGTAATACTGACACTGGTATCTCAAAAGTACAGTTAGATGTATCAGAGGTGAGCACATCGTTTAGTTATGCTCTAATGGCAGTAGATATTTCACAAGATGTGAATAATGAAGATACTGGCAACGCAAATGCTAACATTGTTGTTCGTATTAATAACCATTTCTATCAGCAAAATAATAATGCTGATACTGGCGTATAAGGGGGTAAATTATGGCTATATCAAGATCACAACTCGTCAAAGAATTAGAGCCAGGTTTAAACGCTCTCTTTGGCTTAGAATACAATAGATACGAAAATGAGCATGTTGAAATATTTGCATCTGAAGCATCTGACAGAGCTTTTGAAGAAGAAGTAATGTTATCAGGTTTCGGAAGTGCTCCTGTTAAAGAAGAAGGTTCTGGTGTAACATTTGACCAAGCAACAGAATCTTTTACAGCAAGGTACACTCACGAAACTATTGCGATGGCATTTGCTATAACTGAAGAAGCAATTGAAGATAATCTATATGATAGATTAGCTGCAAGATATACAAGAGCTTTAGCAAGATCAATGTCAAATACTAAGCAAGTAAAAGCTGCTAATGTTTTAAACAATGCTTTTAATTCAAGTTTCGCAGGTGGTGATGGTAAGGAGCTTTGTGCAACTGATCATCCTTTAGCTAATGGTGGTACTTTCAGAAATGAATTATCAACTGCAGCTGACTTAAGTGAAACTTCTTTAGAGCAATCATTAATTGATATTGCAGCTTTCGTAGATGAAAGAGGACTTAAAATTGCTATGCAAGGTATTAAATTAATAATTCCAAAAGAATTACAATTTACTGCTGAGAGAATTTTAAGATCTCCACAAAGAGTCGGCACAGCTGATAATGATATCAACGCTATGGCATCTATGGGTATGATCCCACAAGGTTATAGAGTAAATCATTATTTAACTGATACTGATGCTTTTTTCATAATGACTGATGCACCTAACGGCATGAAAATGTTTGTTAGAAGCCCAATCAAAACTGCTATCGAAGGTGACTTCGATACTGGTAATGTAAGGTTTAAGGCAAGAGAAAGATATTCTTTTGGATTTTCTGATCCAAGAGGTATATTTGGCTCACCTGGTGCAGCATAAATACATTCTCCAATGTAAACTGAAAGAGGGGGACTTACATAGTCCCCTTTTTTTATGTATACTGAAATTACCAAGAATTATAAAACTGATATAGACTGGCTTGGCAGACACCCTAGAGGACTATATCTTTAAACTAGGAGATAAAAATGGCAGGAGTACATTTTACAGGACCAATACTTTTTGCTGGTAAAAACAACGAAAAGAAATGGTTTGAAAACTTACCAATAGATAAAAACCCAGACTATGTGGTTTACTTTGATGATTTTGACAGAATAGGTTTTGACTCAAACACTGGACATAGATGGACAGTTGTAAAAGATTCAGGTGCATCAGTAGCTATTGCGGCAGATCAATTAAATGGATTAGTGAATCTTAACTCAACAGCGACTACAGATAATGATGGAGCATCAATACAAAAGAACGAAATATTTCAAGTACAAGCAAACAAAGATTTATGGTTTGAAACAAAAGTTAGAACCTCTGATGTAACAGACACAGATTTGTGTTTTGGATTTACAGTCAACTTTGCAACTAACCCAGAAGCTATGTTGACAGCAGCTGATAGAATAGTTTTTCAAAAAGATGACGGAGACGCTTCTATCTTATGTAAAACAGAAAAAGATGGTACAGAAACATCAACAGACTCTGGCATTGATATGACGAACGATACAGATGTTACTTTAAGTATTCGTTGTCAAAGCACAGGCAAAGTTGATTTTTTTGTAAATAGAAAATTAGTTGCAACACACACAGATAATATTCCAACTGATGAAATTTTAACAATAGCTGCTATGTCTTTATCAGGAAATGCTACAGGCACTAAAGTTACATCAATTGATTATATGTTCGCTGCATCTGATAGATAAGGAGATACATTATGGGTTTACAACTACAAGTTAAAACCTTTAAACCAGCAGCTGCTTCCACGACAAGTGTTGCGGCTGCTCAAACTCTTGGAGGAGCTGGTAATTTGACTTTAGCATCAGCAGCATCCACTGGAGCTTATGCAGGCACAAATGTTGGTTCTACAATTAGTTTAACTTCTACTGGAAACATATCTGCAAGAACATTTACTGTAACTGGAACTGATGCCTCTGGCTCTGCTATTACTGAAGATATAACTGGACCTAACAACAATACAGTCACTGGTAGTGTATTCTTTTCTACAGTTACACAAATAGCAGTAGATGGAGCAGTAGGGACAAATACTTCTGCTGGTAATGGTGCAGATACAGTTGGAGCTATATTTACTGGAGCAACAAGAGTAAAAGGTGCACAAATTACAACTGGTGGAACTGTAGCAGATATAAGTTTTAAAGAATCTTCTCAAACAGGTACAACTAAATTTTTCTATACTGTGGCTACAACCACAAAGGATTATATTGAGCCTTATATACCTGATGAAGGTATTTTGTTTAGAGAGGGAGCTTTCATAGATTTGCCTTCAGGTAGTGTTGTAAGTGCAACAGTATATTATGGATAGTTATACAGCAGAACTTCTTGGTTTCAAAGAAGGTGGTATGCCACCTAAAACTAAGAAATATTTTAGGTCTACAGAGTCTGGAGCAGGGATGACTAAAGCTGGTGTTGCAAAATACCGAAGAGATAATCCAGGTTCCAAACTCAAGACTGCTGTGACTGAGAAAAAACCAAGTAAGTCTAGACAAAAAAGAAGAAAGTCTTATTGTTCTAGAAGTAAAGGACAAATGAAAATGCATAATATTAATTGTCAGAAAACACCAAAGAAAAGAATATGTGCAGCTAGAAGGAGATGGAGATGTTAGAAGATTTATCAGATAATTTTAATTTAAGTGAATTTATAAAATCACAAACAGCATTAAGAAATGGTATAGACAATACACCGAGTGAAGAAGTTATAGAAAATTTAAGAGCTTTATGTGAAAATGTTTTACAACCTTTAAGAGATTATTTTTTAATGCCAGTATACATTTCATCAGGATATAGAAGTCCAGAGCTTAATGTGAAGATTGGTGGCAGTAAAACCTCACAACATTGTAAAGGTCAAGCTGCTGATATAGAAATATTTGGTATTGGTAACAAAGAATTAGCAGATTGGATAGCAGATAATTGTGAATATGATCAATTAATCTTAGAGTTTCATAATGAAGAGGACTTAAATTCAGGTTGGGTACACGTATCTTACAATGAAGAAAATAATAGAAAACAATATAAGAGAGCAGATAAAAATGATGATGGTATGGTAGAGTATACTTTTGTATGACAATGAGTAGAAGTCAGATGAGACAACAAGTCTCTAAACCACCACAAAAAAGAAAGTGGACAAGAAAAAGAAAAGCTAGTATAAATTGTGCTAAACCAAAAGGATTTAGTGAAAGAGCTTATTGTGCAGGAAAAAGAAAAAGCGTGGTTAATAAAACAAACTCTAAACGAAAAAGAGTGTAACTTTATAAAAAATTATTTTTTTTTAAAAAAAAGAGTATTAGATTTTAGACTAGCAAATAATTTCTCTAAAAAAATGTGTGAAAGATATGGTTGGGGTGTTTATGGTGATCCTCAATGTAGTTCTAATACTTATTGTAACTATGGAGATGTTCTTAATGATTTGTATTTACTAAAATTTTTACCTTTGGTACAAAAATACGAAAAAGAAAAAATATATCCTACATATACTTATATGAGAATTTACAATAAAGGTGCAATTCTTGAAAAACATAAAGATAGAGACGAGTGTTATATCTCTACAACTTTATTTGTGAGTGGGAAACCTTGGGATATTTTTATTGGTAATAAAAAATTATCTATGCTAAAAGGTGATATGGTAATATATAAAGGTTCTGAAGTAAGTCATTGGAGAGAGAAATTTGAAGGTGATTATTGTTTACAAATATTTTTTCACTATACAAAAGATAAAAAACGTATGTTTGATGGAAGACCTTTACCTGGCATACATAAAAAATTTAATATTCAGGATAGATAATGTTAAAAAAAGAATATGATGTACAAATTATTGATAATTTTTTGGAAAAAGATTTGATAGTGCACTTAGATCAATATTTAACTTACAAAACACCATATTGGTTTAATCATGGCACTCGTGCAACTAATGATAATCATTATGAAGGTAAAAATTTTGGAAGATGTAACTTAAATGTAAATGATATATTATATAACTATATTTTTAATAAAATACAAAAGAAAATTAATAAAAAAGTTATCTGTGAAGATTTATATCTTAATTTACATTTTGCAGATCAACCTGGCGACTGGCATCAAGACCCCTATGATCTTACATTTATATTGATGACCTCTGCTACTAGACATAGCGCAGATGGTTGTTTTATGTATAAAAAAAATAAAAAAATAGTTAGAGTAAAATTTGTTCAAAATAGACTATTAGTATTTCCTGCATCTATTGAGCATAAAGCTCTAGATTCAAAAGAACCACATTATTCAAGGATCACTATGGCTTTTAAATGTAGAGAGATTCAAAAACAATGATAAAATGGTTTTGTTCTGTTTTAAATGTAAAAGTTATAAATGGATGTAATTTACGCTGTGAAGGTTGTAGTCATCATAGTCATATTGCCTCTCTTAAAAGTAAAGTTAACATAGATAAACTAATAGATAGTTTTAAAAAGTTAGAAAAAAGAATATGGATTACTGATCACATATCGTTATTAGGAGGAGAAACTTTTTTAGAACCTAGATGGAGTGAGGTGCTAACAGAAATAGAAAAAGTTTTTCCATATTGCCGATTAAGATTTTACACTAATGGAGTGTATTTGTTAAAAAACTACGATAGTATTTTGAAACATATGTCAAGAGGTACAGAGCTGCATATAAGTATACACGAGAAAAACAATACTACTTTAGGAGCTAGTATAAAAAAAACTATTACAGAGTTTTATAAAAAATTAATACAAGATAAATTTACTGATTTTGAAAGAATATATTATAAAAACCAGTATTTGACTGTCTGGAATAAATCTTTTATAGAAAAGAAAAAAAAGATATATCCACATAATAGTAAAGACATATTCAAAAGTTATGCAGGTTGTGTTTGTCCTAATGTACAATTTTATAAAAATAAATTATGGAAGTGTGCTACGATTGCTTATCTAAAAGACACATTAGGAACATACAAACAACTAAATGACCCTGAATGGCAACCTTATCTTAAATACAAAGGGCTATCTTTAGATGCCTCAAATGATGAATACAAGGAGTTTTTTACAAAACAGTACACACCAGAGTCTATATGTTCTATTTGTCCTAGCAAACATTACAATCTTCCACATAAACAAGATACATCTATACAGAAGGTAGACATAAAGCAACTTTAAATGTATTATTACCTTAGAGGTGATACTATGACAAAATTATGTCCCAGAGGTAAAGCAGCAGCAAAGAGAAAATTTAAAGTTTATCCTAGTGCTTATGCTAATGCTTATGCTTCAAAAATATGTGCAGGAAAAATAAAAGACCCTAGTGGTAAAAAAAGAAAAGATTGGGGTCCTAAAAGAAAAACAAAAAAAGCTAATACTGGTGCTTTAATAAGTAAATATGAAAACTTTGATGTTATGGGTAGCTCATTAAAAGGAGAGCACGGAGTTAATCAAAGCACTGTAAATTATTATAAGGACTTAGACATTGGCTAAGAAAGGATTAAAAGAATGGTTCTCAGAAAAATGGGTAGACATTGGTGCAAAGAAAAAAGACGGCAAGTTTCAAGAGTGTGGAAGAAAATCTGCAAAATCTTCAAGCAGAAAGTATCCAAAGTGCGTGCCACTTGCAAAAGCCACACGGATGACAAAGTCCGAAAGGGCGAGTGCTGTCAAGAGAAAAAGAGCAAAGGCACAAGGCGTAGGAGGAAAACCAACAAACGTTAAAACATTCGCTGTTGAGGGTGGATTAGCAGATTACTATAAAGGAGTAATATAATGGACAAATTTGATAAACAAGTGAGAAAAGATGCGATGGCTGGCTTTAGTAATACTAAAGTAACTAAGAATAAAAAAGCCATAAATAGAACTACAAAAAAAATTAATAAAAATTTAATTGATGATGTTATCAAACCATTAGCTGGTAAAACACCTCCAGGTAGATTAGTAAAAACATTTAGTAAAATAGGTAAAAATATTAAAAGAAAAATAGATAAATTTGATGAAAAAGATGCAGGACTTTATGCAATAGCTGGATTGCCTGTTGTGGCTGGTGCTGTTGAAACTTTTAAAAGTTTAAAAAATAGAAAATCAAAGAAACAACAAGAACTTGGTACTATAGAATATGGTTTTGATACAAAAGCTGTAGATCCAGTAAAAGAAGATAATATAGGAAGATATATTGATAAAAATTTTGAAAGTGCAAAAAAAGCAAGAATACAAAGACGACAAACTGGAGGTAGTAGTTTTAGTATAGAAGGTAAAGATGCTGCTTTAGATATGTATGGTTCTTTCGTTGGTCCTGATGCTGATAAGTTATCAAGAGCAGAAAAAACAGCACTTATAGGTTCAAAAGCTAGATTTGATTTAGCAAATAAAAAAACCAAAAAAGATAGAAGAAGGCAGCCTATAGTTGATCTTAGAAGAGAAAGGCCTAGAATGAAACGTATAGAACAACAACCAGAACCATTCACACCATACGCTGAAGACTTCAACAAAGGTGGCTTTGGTGCTTTATCTGTTAAGGCTGGTATTGATAATAATTATGACCCCACTCATGCTGATAGAATTGCAGTAGGTCAATTAAAAGAAAAAGGTAAGGGAATGAGAACTGGTGGTATTTGCAGGGGTATAGGTAAAGCTATTAAAGGCACTGGTTTTAGTGGTGTAAAGTAGGTTGATTTATGGCAACTTCAGGAACAACAACATTCGATTTAAGTATAGACGACATCATAGAAGAAGCTTATGAGCGCTGTGCTATTCGAACAAACTCTGGGATGGATTTAAAATCGGCAAGGCGAAGTTTAAATATTCTTTTCAGCGAATGGGGAAACCGAGGCATTCATTTATGGAAGGTAGGCCTCCAAGAGCAACTACTGACAGCCGGGACAGCGACGTACAACGCCCCAAGCAACGCAAACGACATACTAGAAGCTTACATTTCAACAACAACTGGAACTACCTCGTCTACAAACGATATCTCGCTTACAAAGATATCAAGGAGTGAATATGCTGCATTACCTAATAAAGGTTCAACTGGTCAACCTAGTCAGTATTATGTAGATAGACAAACGACTCCTACTATTACTTTGTATCAAACTCCTGATGCAAGTACATATACATATGTAAAATATTATTATCTAAAAAGGATTGAAGATGCAGGTAACTATACTAATCAAGCTGATGTGGTCTTTAGATTCATTCCGTGTATGGTGGCTGGTCTTGCCTATTACTTAAGTATGAAAAAAAACCCACAGCTTACACAGCAAAGTAAACTTATATATGAAGATGAATTATCAAGAGCTTTAAATGAAGATGGTCAAAGAACTTCTGTATATATAACTCCACAAACTTATTTTCCACAAGGTGCATAATGACAACTTTAAAAGACATAGAACAATCTACAAAAAAATTTAAAGAAAGAAATAAAAAAAGAATCAAAGATGCAAATGAATTGATAAAAAGAGCAGATGACTTTTTAGAAAAATTTAATCGTAAAAAAACAACAAGTAAATACGAATCTGTAGATAGTTATGAAACAGGTGGTGAAGTAAGAGGAACTGGTTTATCAATTAAAAGAACTTTTAAGGTGTATTAATGGCTTACGCAAGAGGTAAATATGCAAAAGCAATATCAGATAGATCAGGTATGGCTTTTCCTTATAAAGAAATGGTCAAAGAGTGGAATGGTTCTTTTGTTCATAAATCTGAGTATGAAGCTAAACATCCTCAAATAAGAAGGAAACATATTAAAGCTGATGCTATTGCTTTAGCAAACGCAAGGCCTAGACCAAAAGATGATAACAAAGAATTTCTTTTATATATCACAAGTGGTTTTTTTGTGAAGAATGGGGACACTGGAATTAATAGTGGTGCAAGTATGAGAGTTTCAGATAGTGGTAATATTTTAGGAACAAAACTTACAGCAGTTGAGATAACAACATCTATAGGTTCTGTTGATGTGGTGATATCATGAGTATAACACATTCTGCTTTTTTAACACAAATTCGTAATTATACAGAAGTAGATTCAAATGTTTTATCTGATACATTGTTGGATCAATTTATAAGAAATACTGAATTAGATATTGCAGGAAAAGTAGATTATGATGATATAAGAAGATATGCTACTTCAAACACTGGTACACAAAGATATTTAAATGTCCCAGATGATTGTATAGTGATAAGGTCAATACAAATTATATCAAGTGGGACAAGAACACATATAGAAAAAAGAGATACGTCTTTTATAGGCGAATTCAATTCAACAGATGCAACTGGCTTACCTAAATATTTTGCAAACTGGGATGATAAAAATATTGTATTCGCACCTATACCAGATCAAAACTATGAAATACAAATAAATTACATTAAAGACCCACAACATTTTACTTCTACACAAGATACTTATTTGTCAAAACATTTTGAAAATGTATTACTTTATGGTGTTCTGGTTGAATGCTTTAGTTATTTAAAAGGTCCTATGGATATGTACAAATTATATCAAGCTAAGTATAATGAAGAGATACAGGCGTTTATGGTACAACAAACTGGAAGACGTAGACGTTCTGAATATAATGACGGAGTGATGAGGATGCCCATACCCTCACCATCTCCATAACTTAAAGGAGTAAAATATGGCAATAACAACAAGTGTAGTATGTAATGTTTTTAAGACAAACGTCTTAAAAGGAACTCATAACTTTACCAATCCTGGTGGAAATACTTTTAAATTAAGTATGTATACATCAAGTGCAACTCTTGGTAAGTCAACAACATCTTACACATCTGATAATGAAGTAAGTTCACCATCAGGTTATACAGCAACTGGAAAAAATTTAGCTGCTGTAACTCCAGTTTTAAGTAGTGATACTGCTGTGGTGGATTTTGCTGATTTATCTTTTGTAGGTGTTACACTTACAGCAAGAGGTGCATTGATTTATGACGAT